GGAACTCGATCACCGTCGATTTGCCGGTGCCGGGGATGCCGGTCATTTCCAGAAAGCCGAGAGCCTTGTATTCGGCGCGGATTTGTTCGGCGAAGAACGCCATGACCCAGAAGGTCAGGGTGATCAGGCCGTTTTCGCGGAAGGCCGTCCAATAGGCGGTGAACCAGGAGGTGTCGAAGCGGTCGGGATCGAAGACGATATCGTAGCTGTCGTCGCGGGAGCGAAGCTTGAGCTGGCAGTCGCCCAGATCGAAATAGTCCTGGTCGTTCTGACGGTGGACCTTGCCGCCCTTGACGGCGTAGCCGGCGATGACCCATGCCTCATGCCGGCGTGAATAGCCGGTGAAATCCAGCGTCTGAACGGTCTTGATGCGCTGGGTTTGGCCGGCGACGATCAAGTCGAGTTGCTTCGTAGATCCTGTCCATTGGGCGCCGCCGGTGACGTGGGCTAGGCGGCCCTTGAATTCCCCTGCCGAGGTGATGTGCTTGGCGGTGAAGGTGTTCTGTTCGGACGGACCGGCCGGGCGGTCAATTCGAAGGTAATAGAAACTTTCGTCAATGACGTCGTCGCGCTGGAAATAGAGGACGCGGAAGGCGGCGTTGCAGATTTGGGTCACCTGGACGCAGTGCTTGGCGGCTTCGCGTTCGGTCACCTGCATCTTTTCCATGGTTTCGGAAATTTGCGCCTGGTTGAAGGCGGCCCACCAGGTGACGGACTTGTGCACGAAGGGGAAGGAGGCCCATTTGTGCTTTTCGTAGAGCAGGAGGGCCTTTTCGGTGGCGTCCTTGGCCAACAGGACGCGGCCGTTCCACAGATAGTCCTTAAGGTCCTCGGGCCGTAGGCGGTCGCGGATCTTGAGGTCGTTCCAATCGAGCTTTTCGCTCTCGCCCTCGGGCCGCGGCTGGGCGGCTGTGGCGGGCCAGCCGTCTTCCGCCGCCTGGGCGACGAATTTGCGGGTGTATTCAGTGCCGGCGCGGCCGACATCGAAGGCGAAGACCAGTTTCGGGCGCTTCTTGAGGCCGAGGCTGGTCAGGGTGCGCTGCAGCTCGGTCAGGAAGTGGTCGGGATAGTTGTTGCAGGACATGGCCGAGACGGCGACCACGCCGGCGTCGCGCAGTGCCCAGGCGTCGAATATGCCTTCGGTGATCCAGATTTCGGGCGAGGCGGCGAGGGCGGCGTAGGTCAGCTCCGGGGGCATCCAGACATAACCGGAATAGGAGGCGCCCCATTTGAAGCGCGCCTTTTTGCCGAAACGGCCGGGCTGATCGATCAGGCGCTCCCACCAGGTGCCGTTCGGCAGGGCGAAGCGGACGGTGGCCGTGGTCAGGTTGCGGTCGGCGTCGCGATAGGTTTCCTGGGTGTAGGCGCTGCGCATACCGTTGAGGTTCAGGTGGCGGGCGTGGGCCAGATAGGCGTCGGCGGCGGCCGTGGGATCGGCCGGCGTGGCCTTGAAGCGCTTCGACCAGGTGTCGAAGATGTCGGGATATTCATCGCGGATCGAGCGTTCCCAGCCGCAGCGGTCTTCGCGGCCGCATTTCAGGGTCAGGGGCTTTTCGCGCGCGGTGAAGACCTCTTTCTGCCGGCAGGACGGGCAGCGGCCTTTCTGCAGCCACTTGCCGGCGGCTTCGGCCTTGAAACCGAAATCGGCCGTCAGGCGGTCGCGGACCTCGGTCCATATGGTGTCGTCGTGTGCGGTCACGGGATCGTTTCAGGCAAGGGGATAGCGTTCACGCCTTGCGGCGCGTCGGGAGGGGCGGGTTTGGGCGGTCTTAGGCGGCCGGCGGCCGGTCGGGCGGTTGATCCGAAGCCGCCGGCGCCGGCGCCGGCGGGACGCCCATCGCCATGCGCGGCTTGCGGAAGGCGGCGTTCATGCGCACCGGGCCGACCGCCGAGGTCGAGATGGTGCGGATGAAGATGAGGTGGGCTTCGAAGGTATGGCCGCACTCGACGTTCTGGCACTGGTATTTGAGTGAACGCAGGGTGTGGGAGATGCCTTCGGACGAGCGCAGGCGCGTGCGTTGGGCGCAGCAGGGGCAGGGGAAGGTCGGCCCGATATTGTAGGCTTTACCGGCCATGGGCGGCCATCCTTTCGATGCGGGTAAGGATGGTCACCCAGGCGGCGACGGCTTCGGCGACTTCGCGCAGGGCCGTGTGGCGCTCGCGGCCGGAGGCGGCCGTCATGAGGGCCGCGTCGACGGCTTCGCCGCTTTCGCGGGCGGCGTCACGGACGGCGTGCAGCAGGTCGCCGAAGTCGTCGGGATTGGCATCGACCTCGGCGTAGAGGCGGGCGGCGTAGCACTCGAAGAGCGGCGAGCCCCGGCCGCCGGCGCGGCCGAAGGCCAGGTCGAGGCGCATGGCGTCTTGCAGCGAGATTTCGCGTTCGGTGTCCGGGTCGGCGTATTTGCGCATGGTCCATTCGGACTTGCCGGCGACGGTGGCGCAGCCGTCCCAACCGATCAGGTCAGCGATGCGGGCGAGGGCGCGGTAGGCGGTCATAGGGTGGCGAAGCTTCGTCATGCAGCAGTCCGGAGCGCGGCGATCTGTTCGCGCAGGTCGTTGATCTCGGCCTGGGCCAGCGCCAGGCGGCCTTCGGCGGTTCGCCACTTCGTTTTGTAGTGGTCGCGTTGGTCGCGCAGGGTGTCGTCTTGCTCGGCCAGCGCCGCGGCGCGGCCATAGGCGGCGACCCCTCGCCGGGCCGCGTCCGGGCGAACCGGAAAAAGCGAAAGCGGTTGCGGTAAAGGTGGCGGGTTCGGCCCCATGGTTTGCCCCCGAGGATAAGCGCGCGTGGCGCGTGGATTCGATTGTGGGAAAAGGAGACGGCGCGTTTTGCGCCTGCCTCACAGGATGATCAAAGCCGCGGCCAGGGCGCCGATAAGGGCGAGGCCGGCCAGGACCGGGATCAGGGCGGAACGGGCCACCCGGCGCCGCGCCATCACCTCAAAAGCCACGCCGGTTTTCAGCGGGGACGAGAAAGGCAGGGATGACGCGGCGGGTTTCAAAGGACCGCACCCCCAGTGAAGTCCAAAATGTCGAACTGATTGCCATAGTCGCCGGTATCCCATGGCCCTAAGTCGGGATCGTGGTCGGTGACGCGGCGGCGCGGGCCGTCATGAAGATGGAGGGGGTAGATGTCAGGGCGCAGTTCGTGGCGCGAAATGCCGGTGGCGCGTTCGATGGGCAGAACGGCTTCGGCCGGCGCCCGCTTCGATTGTTTCAGCCACTTCCAGACGGCGGGCTGAGAGACGTCGCAAATGCGTGCAAGTTCGGATTGAGAGCCGGCCTTTTCAACGGCGGCTTCCAGGGCTTCATAAGGGGTCATGGTGTTCTCCATGACCCATCTATAACTTTCGCCATAACTATGTCAACGGCAAATGTTGGGTTTATGGCTATAGCTTTGGTTATTAACCTAGGGGTATGACCCAGAATCAAAATGTCATTGGTAGTCGGCTGCAGGAGCGGATTGATGCCGCAGGGCACACTCAATCGAGCCTAGCAAGGGCCGTAGGTATCTCTCAAACTACCATTGCAAAGCTCGTCGCCGAATCGTCTTCGGGATCGAAGCACCTTCATCAAATTTCGCGGGAGCTTGGCACGACGCCGGGCTACCTTACCGGCCAAACCGACGATCCGTCATTGGGGGCTTTGCCTCGGCCAACGGCGAAGCAATTGGCTGAGCAACTTGATGTTGTCGAGATCCCTGAGATTGATCTGCACTTCGGTATGGGAGGTGGGTCGATCTACGATTCGCCGGTGCAGGCCGAGAAGATGTCGTTTTCGCGCGCCTGGATCCGGAATTTCACGACGTCGCCAACGTCGCAGCTGGTCTTCGCCTCCGGGACCGGCGATTCGATGTACCCGACGATCCATGACCGGGACATCCTGCTGATCGACATGTCGCAGAAGACGCCAGCCATGGCCGATCAGATCTGGGCGCTAACCCAATACGGCCACGGCATGATCAAGCGCCTTCGGCCGACCCGAGACGGCTACAGCATCCTGTCGGATAATCCGAGCGTGCCTCCGGACACGGCGGCTGATGGGTCGATGACGATTGTGGGGCGGGTGATCGCCGTGATGCGGAGAATCTAGGGAGCGGGGATGCCTGGCGGAGAATTAGAAATGAAGCGCATTAAGGCTATTTCGATTAACGAATTCGCCTCGCTTGCCGGGATCGTGGTTGCCGTTGCAGGGGCAATGTCAGTTTGTTTTGACTACGGGTATTTCAATAGCTTGGGATTATCGGCTGGCACTATCCCAGTTACCTTTGCCGATTTTTCAAAGGATGTATTTTATTGGGCGCCTTTCGCCTTGTTTTCATCGTTCGGTGGCCTGTTGATGTCATTTTGGATGTCCTTGGCGCCGGACGATGAAGACTTTAATCAGCTGCGTAACAAAGCTGAAGCGATAAAACAAAGATTTGAGGAAATCAAGAAGACAGCTCCAGGTGATTCCACCGTGCAGGATATAGATGTTCTGGAGGGCGAGGTTGATAAATTTTTGAAATCTAGGGGTGTAATTCATTCTCGAATAAAGCTTAGATTTACTGTGGCGAAATTAACAATTCCGCTTTTATTTGTGATTCTATTGATATTTATAATAACGTGTGCCGGAATGTGCTTGATCATTGGAA